CTGTATTCACCATTGCAAGTTACACTGGCCGAGTCATGCGCGCAGCAGTACTTGAATACGGTTTGAAGAAGCTCATCGAATGGTTAAATCCCACAACACAACGTTGGGAATGCCAGATGACTGAGAAATGCTACTTTGCATTGAAACATGGGATGATGAAGATGACTCAAGAAAAGGTCGAACCATCAGCAAATTCAGCATTTCCAACAATCAACCGTTGCGCAACTTTGGCTCAAAAGCAGGACACAACATACATTGGACCACATGCCAGGGCAGAAGAACTCGATGCAATAATGTTCGCTGCCGGTTTAATGGCCAGTGGAAGGTTGTACCCACTTGCTCTTGCTAAGGACGTTGAAGGATTCTGGGCGCTCTTCAAGGAAAATCTAACCAATGACGCTAAGCACGCTTTCAATCGTGCTATTGGTGTACTTGCAGCACCACCCGTATCAGGAACTGCAAGTATCGGCACGGTCAATCCACCTGCACCGCCAGGATTGGAAGATCACCTCATTCGTGATCACGCAAACAACACGGTAATGGTTGATCCCGATGATCCGTTTTTGTTGAATGGAGTTCAGCACAATCGCGGAGCACGAGTCGGACTGCCACTTCAAACGATTCCACCGCGCGGCTTAAATGCTTATCCAAATGCGCCAGCACAGAGCATGCCAATTGACTCTGATGATGAAGAAGACACTGAAGATGGCGTAAAAGATTATGAAAACGCAAGTGGAGCGTTTGGCACAATGATACCGTTGCGTGTGACTACCCTCGCGCCTAAAGAAATTCGTCCTGGAGTAACACTTACACAGAAATCAATCGATAAGATCGACGAAGACGTTGAACGTCACTTTGATATTGTTGGAAACTATCCAGACGGTGACGAAATTTATTTGAAACGTATCGACGTTCGCACTGCGCCCAACTGGATTATCACTTCCGCTTCGGTTGACACCACTAATTCTGTCAATCAACGGAACGGATTGGGGCGCCATTTCCGGATTCGCGAAATTATGTCCAACAATACGGGACGAGCCTACTTGTTGGAAGCCTACGCTATGATGCGTTGGAAGTTGATGGCAGTAGCAGTTGAAGGACTACAACAAGGCAAGTTCACGGAATGGAGCTTTCCGACTAAGTGGAAAGGAGGTACCATTGTGGACGCCTGGGAATCCTTGCACAATTTGTTCAAGGACCTGATCATCAAAGCAACCCCAAAGGGTCGTGAACCTGGAAACGAACTCGATAAACCAATCCGAATCGTCTTCGATCTCGGGACACAGGCAGCGGCTTCGTCAGTGCCAATTTATGGCCCTTTTGAGAAGATCGTCGATGCAGCTTGGCCTGAAAAATCCATCAAAGGCAAGACAATGCTTCAAGTTACCAAGGCAATGCATTTGACCTTGAAGAACGCTCGCGCAAGCGCTGAGCGTCATAAAGCAAATGGAGCATTCTTCTGTTCAGCTGATGAAAGTGCGTGCGATTCGCATTTTGAAGACTATCAACTCGAGGGCACCTGCCAGATCTCCCGAGATGTAATGGATTTCGTAATTGACGAGATCGAAAAGAAAACTTTGCAAGTGGTTGATCCAACCGACCACCCAAAAGTCACAGTACTTATTGGGCAGTGGCGCCTGATTGTCAAGAAGGCCGCCTACTTGCAGTTTTCTGGCCGTCGCGGAACATCCGTGGACACACGCATGCAAATGTTGGCAATGCGTGTTGCAGAATTACTTCAATCACCGGACGGTCTTCGTAAAGCACGAGCTTTTCTAAACATTGAGCAATATGATGATGTTGCCAAACAAGAAAATTTGGGCGGAGGAGACGATGAGGGATTTGACGGTGGAACGCATTTGGTGTTCTACGGCACCGCTAACACCGAAATCGAGCAGAATATCAAAAAGACCTATGCCGAGCGTTACGGGTTTAAAATGGAACCAGTCGTCGATAGGAAATTTCGAAAGATGGAAGTTTTCTCACTGTTCTTGTACGAAGACCACCACGGGGAGATCCATGTAATGGTGAAAATCAAGAAAGCGTTGAAGCGTGCTGCGACAGCATGCATCAATCCCCGATTTGACAGTTTTGAGGTCCCTGATGTTTTTCCTGCTGAACTAGCAGAGATTGCAACTGCAATGGGCCAACGGGCGTTCGCAGCACAGTGCACGCCCTTCATTGGTCATTATTTTCGCGCATTGGCGCGCTACATCGGTGACCTTGCTATCAAGCGTGGACACGACGCCACCGTACAAGATGAATCCAAGCCAGTCAATCTGCGCGCACCGGAGATGACACTGACGCAATTCCTCCGAGATATGGAATCTCACATTCACAACGCTGAGGTGAGCTATAAGGCAATGGCCATCTGGTCTGGTTTCAAGTTCCAAACACCCGAAGAAAAGAGCGTACGCCCAAAGTACACCTTTGAAGAAGTAACCAACGCATGGGAGTACGCGCACGAGAGCGCGCAGGAGCTCGTAATTCAAGATGAAGATTTCGATGACGTGAGCTCTCTCGTGTGCCGATGCGGCATCACTAAACCAATTGCTGACCTATGTGGAGTGCTTCCACGGCTAATCCCGTCACTCCCTGACACAGCGCCCAAAACAATGCGTGAGAAACCGCTGCGTAGCGGGCGAGCATCTACACGCGGAGCATATACCGACAACGTTCCATTTGGTCAACAAGGTGTACATGTTGAAGTGGACGAAGTCGAGTACTACCCGCGGTATGTGCAGGACGTCGGCAGCTCTACTCTTGGTGATGGCGACGATGCGTTCGCCTATCAGTAGAGCACCCCGCGGCTGACTGAAGCACGAGAAGTGGCGGCGTGTAGGGACCGGAGACTTTTTGCCGGAAACCTTACGCAGGCTCTCGGGCTCGGTAGTTAGGATTTGCAACTTTTGTATTTTTCAAGTTTTTAAGTTTTTTGGTTCCCACGAGTTTTATTTTTCGCCATGCCGTTACGCAAAGTAAGAGTGAAGTTTCGCCGACGCAACGGCAAGAAAGGCACAAGGGAAACAGTCACGATAAAGGAGCGTCCTCGACGCCGTCCAGCTCGCAGACAAATGAACATGAAAATGACGCGAGCACAACCCCTCCAGCAGGGTGTTGGCGCCAGTGTGACGAAAGCCTTTGGCGGGCGTGTGTGTCACACCGAGGCAGCAATGAATGCGTTTCTGCCACAGCACTTGCCTTTGCCGCGTGCTGTGGGCGCTTATTTGCCAGTGAGGACGACAAAGGTAATCGACTTAGCAAAATTTTACCCAACCGGGTCACCACCGACATACAAAGACCCGCCAGTGGTGACACTAATATACTCCTCACAAGCGTCGACCAAAGACAATGCCCGTCGATGGACGAACTTATGTGCTGTTTCCTCGGTTGACGCTACACAAGCGATCAACAGTACATTGGGTGGCGCTGGCAACGCTTACAATTGGTCGTTTGAGACCATGGCCGGCGGCCCGTGGAAATATTCCACTTTTGTGCCAGCCTCTGTTTCGGTACAGGTCATGAACCCGCAGGCCTTACAGAAAACAAGTGGTATAGTTTATGGCGGCCGTATTAATACGCAAACCGAGCTGTGTAATAACAATCAAACGTGGCAAGAATGGGCTAATGATTACATTTCCTATAACAATCCACGTTTAATGTCAGCAGGTAAGCTGGCATTAAAGGGGGTTCAAGCAGACGCAATACCACTCGATATGAGCCGATTGGCGAATTTTTGCCCGCTCTATGAGACTCAAGATGGACCGTTCGTTTTTGGAGCGGAATCCGAGTCTTTCGATTGCGATGGTTTTGCGCCGATCGTGGTAGTAAATCCCGATCAAATTCCCCTGCAGCTCTTGGTTTGTTTTGAATGGCGGGTCAGGTTCTCACCTGCAAATCCCGCACAGGCTGCGCACCAACATTACCACCCGGCCTCGGACAATGTTTGGGCAAAGATCGTGGCAGGCATGTCAAAAGCTGGTAACGGAGTCGTCGACATCGCAGACTTCGTCGCAACGCACGGTGAGCAGATTGCAGCTGGAATAAAAGTTGCAGGGCGCATACTCGACCGAGGCTGAAATAGCCAGGTTAGAGATGTTGAGGAGAGGCTTGCAACCTCTCCAACATGCGCCACATTGGACTGCTCACTCTTGAGGTGTTGCGTACACCACTAACGCGGGTTTTTCCGCGTCCCGAAGAGTCGGATGATCCAGCTAGCTTGTCGCATCTCCAGAATTCAGCGGTACGGTCCTTAGTGGCGCCGCAAACCTGCATGAAACCTCGCGCACTGCATGTGTAGAAGTCTGCAGTGAGGCGATGGCCTTTTTCTACTTTTTCTCGTGGTTGGAGGTACACCTACTCTAGTGGGTCTCTCCAGGGCTGTTCAGCCTGAACTGTATAGAGAGAGTAAAG